ACATCATTTGTTGTCAGATTATTTGCTATTTCTGTTATTTCTTTTTTAGTCATTGTTAGCCCTCTTATTAGATTCTTTAGACATGAAGTCATTAAGATTAGACATAAAACTTTTACACCAATCTGGTTTTTTATATCCGCACCTCTTTTTATTTAGTTTTTTATTTAGTTTTTTATCTTGTTTTTTCATTGTTTTTTACCTCTTAATATCTGGTTATTATTAATATACTTATGCAAATTAATGGCAATGTTAAAAGCCATTTACAGAAACTTATCTCATTCTCATTTATTGTCTTTAGGTATATAGCCATTCCATAAAGGAATAAACCTAATACAAAAATGAAAGTAAATGCCCATATTTCTAATATTATTTCGTAATTATTCATTGCTTAGCCCTCTTATTTAATACTTGTTTAGCTATGTTTATATTTTGTTTTTCTTCTTCTGTTAAAAGTAGATAAAGATTTGACATGCTTTTAACCCATGTTTTTATTTCTTTATTACTTAATGTATTTAACCATTTTTCCATTATTAGCCCTCTTAGTTATTAATTGATAATTGATGTAAGTTAATGTATCTCTATCTATCTTGTACTTAATTGGATTATGGCTCATTGTGAATGGCTCATTATTCGCAATTTCTGATATAAGATATTCTTTTATATTGTCTATATTCATGCCGATTTAACCTCTAATGAATTAATATAATCATTTACGATTTCTTCGCCTACGATATAGGCATACATATTTACAACATTTTCTGGCTCTGAAAAATTTGTATTTACTTCGCCAAAAATATCATTTTCGTATTCTTTAATAATATTAATTACTTCAAATACTCTATCAGATAGCCATTTCTCAGCTTCATATCTGCCTATAATGTAATAATCACAATTAAAAGCATGATAATGTAAGTCATCAATATTTTGATTTATCCATTCATTATCTTGGTCTTTTATCCAATCATTAAAATGCTCTTTTATTTCATCATATTTATAATAATTTTCTATATTCACAATATAACCTCATATGTTTATTAGTTATCTATAACCCTATCATATATTCATACACAAACAAGCATTGATTATTAATTGATTATTATTTAATTTTAAAGATATTATGCTAGATAGATTGAATTACATCTTGGATTGACTACTTGGATTGAATATTATTTGGCGAATATTTGGCTTGATTGAATGAATGAACGGCTAGGATTGACTGATTGTATAGACCTTGTACTAGATTAAATGGCTCTCTATGTAACTTATGGCGAATTTTTCCTTATCATTTGGCGTAAATACTTTAGAATCTAAGCCATATTTATGCCTGATTGAATTGATCTCATTACAGTAACAATTCCATTCTTCATTGATTGAATCGGAATTGTCCTCTAAGAATTGGTTTGAATAGCTCATGCTCTACTCCCATTAGCCCACCTAGTTGCAATAATATCAATAGCGTCATCAATATTTGGCACTATATCCTTGATATTTTCTTCTTCGCACAAAGTTTCAAACTGATCGACTGTCATGTTTGTAATGTCATCAATCGCACTTTGATATCTTTCTTCTATTATTATTTCTTCACTTACACTCATTAGCTATCTCCTCTACATCAGTTATTTCATCATCTGACAGATTAATCCCATACAAATCATTGTATTGGTCTTTTATCTTATCTCTATAATCTTGTTCTGAAGTTGCCTCATGGTTATTTATTGACCATGTAACAGTTATATTGCTTGTGTATTCTTTACTCATTATCTCTCTCCTTTTTTATTGCCATACATAATTGATCTATGTGGCTACCTCTTATGTCTAGGTCGATACCATAATCATCTATGGCACTTATAAACTCACTTGTTGTCCACTCATCTAGTATCATAGTTCCTATTTTGTTTAGTTCTTCATTTTCTACACTCATTTTATTACCTCTCTTGTTGAATATTCTATCCCAACCCTGGTTAAAGGTTTTTTGATTGGTTATGCGAGATTTCGAGCCTTTTGACATCTACTTATCCTCTATTGCTATTTCGTTTCCACCCTCATCTATCTCTATGACTGTAGAATTTATAATCAATTCGTGCAAATCATCTATAGAAACATTATTTAGAATGTTTTGTCTTGCCCCCTCGAAATCTTCTTGCTCATGTGCAAAAAATGTATGCTCTATGTCTATTCTAAATCTTTTCATTAGTATATCTCCTTATCAAAGTTAGCCGTTATTTCGAGATGTACTTTGTCATTAGCACCATAACCTTTTTCTCCCTCTGCATCTAAGTGAAAGAAAATAGTCTTTAGATAATTTTCTAAGTCATATGGCTCACAAGTACCTATATCCTCTCTTTCTACTATTGGTTTTTTTAGATCAACATACTTTTGTTGTTTTTTGTTCCAATATCTTTTTCTTGTGTTTACTCTTGTTATTTTCATATTGTTTACAAATATAGTCATAATTTCCTCACTTTGTTTAGTGGTAGACAGATCAAAAATTAGCCATAATAAAAAATCTGCCTACCTGTTATAAACACTATATGAATATATGATATTGTCAAGCATTGTTTTGCAATAATCTTTCTACTTGCTTATCAATCTTCTTTTTTTGAGGTTTTGTAAGGGCTAGATAGCTTAGTTTTCCTCGTAAATTTTGAGCTTTAGAGCGTAAAAGTGCCTTTTCTTTATTCTTTTTATAAAATCGTTTTTGAATTTTGGCTATTGCTTCAGGATTTCTCTTTCCCCATGATTCTTTTTTTTCCATTTTGTTCTCCATTTAAAAAGGAATCTCATCATCTGATATGATTGGTTGATCTTCTAGGGCTTCTTTCACTATTTTCTGTTTATCTTGATAGTCTTTAAGGTGTTTCGAGGGTATACTTTGCCCAACTGATTTATAAGATTGACTGTCTTGTCTTCTTTGTGGCTCATCATCTGATACAGATATTTTGATATATTCTCCACCATTTTTAGTTTGATTCTTCCACCCAGCGACTTGATAGGTCTTGTCATCAATAACAAGCTTACCTGTCATATCAGGTTGATTATCTCGTTCTTTATAATTGTTCTCGAACAGAGATCCTGTCATGTTCTTGTGTTTAAAATCACTCATCTTTATCTCCATAGATTTGATTAATTAAATGTTTGCCTTTGTATGTATCTGGCTTATCTCTTAACTGCCCCTTTCCTAACAATGCTAGGGCATATTCTTCCAATAAACCTAGTAAATAGTGTTCAAAGTCATAGTTTCTCTCGATTTCCCATATCTTAGTGCCATTGAATGACCAACTAACTAGATGTGTTTTGTCGATTTTTACCCCTAATGAGTTAAGAATGTACTGTTGTAAGGATATCTGAGCTAGATAAATCTTAACTTTTTTGAATTCATGTGGCTTTTCTCCCATACTTCCACACTTAATTTCGAGCAATAAATCATTATCTTTATCTGTATATCTTCCGTCTGGTGTGCAACTAAGATCAACTACTGTATCTCCACCTAGATTAAGAAAGTTTTGAATGATATAGTTTTGTTGCTTATCTAGTATCTCTATTGGCATTTTCTTATTCAGAATTATCCATTTGGCTATACCAGATTTTTCATGTTTTACGCCAAAATCCATATACTTTTTTTGGAACTCATTGAAAGGTTTTTTTTCTCCCTTACAATCCCATTCAAGCATCTCATTTCTTGGGATGTAAGATCCAAAACAATAATTCAATGCTGATGAGCTACGAAGATTAAACCTTTTCAAGTAACTGTCCGAGTTCGACTTCATTTGTGCTGTCATTTATCTCTCCACTTTTAATTGCTTTATCTAATGCTTTTGCCTTATCTTTTGAATCAGCTATCTTTTTGACAGCTTTATCTTTGATTTCTGGCTCAACACCCTCTGGTCTAGTTTCTCCATTTTTAAATATCTGAATACCTAAACCAAAACCAAGAGCAAAACACTTCATTAATGCTCTCACTTTGGCACTATTCATGTCGAAACAGTTTGGATTAGGAATTGGCTTGTTTGCAAAATTAGTAACAGGGTAAAACATCTCCTTGTATAGATTATCAATAGTAACCTTGCAATAGATTTCTACTGAGCCATCTTCAAAAGTTTTAGGTGTTCCCCATGTAACATGCCATTGTGGATAATGTTCATTCATGATAGCTACACCATGATTGCCTGATAGATAAGTAAAGCCATTCTTGACTTCTGTTTTACCTGTAAGATCAATTACAGATAAGGTTTTATATACTTTATCGTATGTAAGTTCCATATTTACCTCACTAAATATTGTTTAATATCTAACAATAACAAATAAGATAATCTCTGTCTATATATTTATATATATCTTTATATACACATAAACAAAAGAAAGAAACAAAGAAACTATATATATTATATAGCAAAGAAAAATCTAATAAATATCACATTTTTTAATGCGATTAAAGTATATATTTTGTGTTTAACTTGTGTATAATGGATGTAGAGGTAAATTATGGCAAGTTTAAATGATGAACAACTAGAGAAAATGATACACGAAATCTCGGTTATGGGTAGTAAATTGGCTAAAGCTGAAGCTACTTATGAGAAACTTGTTTATCACATGAAACACCAAAAAGACCTTGCTTTTGTTAATCTTAAAGAAGAAAAGATGACCTTAAAGGAGAAAGAAGCTATTGCTAACACTAGTCCAGAGGTTTATGAATACTTCGATAAGATTGCTAAAGCTAAAGAGGAGTACCTGTCTTTACGGCATAAGATAAAAGCCAGAGAGATATGGTGCGATATGTTTAGATCCTTGAACAGTTCTCGTAAAAGAGAGATGAAGTTTGTTCAGGATTTGGGATAATTAATAAAAATAATAAAGGAGCTTAAAATGAGTAAAAGTATAAATAATGTAACTGAGCTTAGTGTTGATACAAACTCTAAGTTTGAAAGAGAAAATTTGACTAAAGCTATCGGTAACTGGAATCACTTTTGTGGCGATACCTTAGATGTTTTAATACAAGAAGCATCATTAGAATTAGCAAACACAAAAGATTCTGCTCAGATAGATTTGCTGTCAGAAAAAGTGCAAAAACTGACTACATTGAGAACAGTAACTAAAGCCATCGTAGATATCAGTTTGAGAGGTGAAAAAGAGTACGGCAAAGGGTATGACATCATATGAAAGTTACAAAAATAAATAGTGGTGGGTATGTAAAAGATATATATATGCCCTCTGGAAAGGTTATTAAGGTAGCTTTAAGACACACAGACGCAACCAAACAGTATTGGGAGCTAGTTAGTCCTGCTCTGTGGAAATTTGTAGAAAAAGACAAAAATCTATTAAACAGGTTTCCTAGTGGGTTTGGCATTTTTGAACAAAAAAAACACGCAGTAAATTGCTTGAAAGATATTGTTCAAGATGTTTTGTTGAACGAAATAATTGAGACTTTAGGAGACAAATAATGAGTGAAAGTCAGCAAAAAATGATACTAGATATACTTTTAACAGGGCAAAGAATAACTGTTCTTCAGCTATCTACTAAGCCTGTATACAGCATGTATGGTGGTAAAAGAATATCTGAACTAAAAGAAAAAGGTATAGATGTTAAAGACCATTGGGTAGATGCAGAAAATGGCAAGAGATATAAGGAATATTTCTTGCAAAAAACTGAAATTAAAAGACTAAAAAGAGGTAATAAAAAATGAGTATAGATGAAATGAATGGAATGATAAGAGGTTACAAACAAATAAAAGATTTTTGTAAAGGTGGAAATTTAACATTCGATAAAAAAGATGGTGCTGTTTATGAAGGGGCAAAAATAGCTTTAGATGGTTTAATTGGTCTTTGTGATGATAACATATCGAAAATTCAAGAAACCATAAATGGTGAAATCGAAAGAATGTATGAAATGATGGAGGGTAAAAAAGATGATAGACAAGATCACAGAGATGTTTGATGTAATACCAGATACAGGAAAAATGGTGCTTATCATCAGTTTTATAAGCATATTCTGGGATATCGTTCTTGGCTTATAGGAATAAGAAGTTACTAGAACTAATGAGAGAACTGCCTTGTATGTCATGTGGCATACAAAATGGAACTATTGTGGCATGTCATAGTAACCAGGTTTCGCATGGAAAGGGTATGGGGATAAAAGCCCCTGATAGTCTTGTCGTTGCACTATGTTATACCTGCCATTTCGAGCTAGATAACGGAAAAAGGCTTAGTAAAGAGGAGCGAAAACAGCTTTGGGATAGGTCATACATAAAGACTATGCAATATTTAATCGAAAAGGAGTTACTAATAATCAATGAGAAGTAAAAAACTAAGAAGATATCTTTGGGTAAATAATATTTACGATTATACAAATACTAAAATAAAAAGTTATCTTACTAGAAAGGGCATAAAATATATGATTGGAACTCAAGATTTGTTTGAGCCAAAACTTTTTAAACTATCAAGTGTTAAATTCCATGCTTCCTACTATGCTTCTGTTCCTGCTTACACTTGGCAATATGACCAAGAAATAGAAGAATTTACAGAGAATGAGCATTACAATAAACATAGTTTTTCCAAAATAGAGGACTTGAGGTTGGATTTAAGAGACCAATTATCGATGTGTGTTATTAATAATCTAGCAGAAATATTTGAAGATATGGACAAAAATTTAGAAGTTGATGTTTTTATAAACGGCATAAAATTTGAATACAAATGTGATTTGAGCCAAATGAAAGAATTTGAAATAAACAAAAATAGCACAAGACAAGAAATTGTTGTTTTTGGGAAAAAATATAATTTATTTTGGTAAATTTTATATAATGAACAATTTCTTACAGTTAAATTGATATCATTATAATACAAAACAAGAAGTATTTTATTTACTTCATATAAATCTATATTTTCTAAAATATTAATATAATGGATTGGGCTTCCACCATTTACTCCTAAATTGTAAACAGAATAATTTTGATAATCTTTTT